ATCATTTTCAGTATAAACAGAAAGCGTCACCCCGCCATTCGGCATGGCATCAATCTCCGCCCTCTTATGTGCAAGCTCAACCCTGCACATCTTACAGCATAAAGCAATAAAATCATAAGCAGTCCCCACAGTCTCAAACCCATTGAAACTCTTATCAAACCGCAGCATAAAATCATATGCTTTCAGTTCCAGACACTTTGCCAGCCGGTTCGCCTCACTGACCTCAAAAACTCCCATCGGCACATCTTCCACCGAACCATCCGCCAGCACCAGATGAAACACCAGCGTCACCTGGGCATCCTCCAGAGTGTACCTGTCAATATCACTCAGAAGCGTAATCCCCATCTCCGCCGCATACACCGTCCCCAGTTCAATCTCCGTACTCCCGCAGCACTGCCTGGAAATATACCCGGACCCCTTCAAAATCTCCTTAGCCCCGAACTCATACGTCATTCCGCCTTTGGTAACGATCGTACCCGTCCAGTAATATTTTCTTGTATTACTTCTGACTGCCCTCAGAAAAGCATCCGACACAGGATACATCCCGCCACCTCCATTTCCCACGAAAAAAGCACCAGCCAACCAGGTGACCGATGCCTTCGTAAATATAATCATCCTATCTGTTATAAGTCCAGTGTTTCAAATACCACTGATGCAGTTCCTCCGTTGTCCTGCAGCACTCTGCAATCTGTCTTCCCTCAGAAATCCACTGACAGGTTTCGTTCCGAAATGTATCAATGTCCAAAGCATGAAACTTATACGTTCCACCACGCATGTGCATGACCTCATCATCACACTGGAACTCAAAATAATCATCCCCTTCCAGAATAACCTTTCCCGTCAGATTCCATATCCCCGACCACGGGGGATCATCCCCAGGAACACAGATGGACAGCCTTCCATCTTCCAGAATAACAGGCGCCACTGCAATATTTTTCATCCGCAGCATATATGGCTGTTCAAACCAGTAAGCTTTCTTCTCATCCATTCTTCTTCATCTCCATGATAGACACCTTCCCTGCAAACTTGAAGTTATCACTAACGAAAGTGTTTCTTGCTACAACTCTTTTTATCTTCTATTTCTACCCTCTGCCTTGACTGCGTTCTCGCTTTATCTGCCCTCAAGAACCTGTTTCGCCGTCTTTTCATCGAACGGCCAGCGCAGCCCGTCTAGTATAAACTAAATGTTTAAATATATACGTAAAAGCCCTAAGATTAGAATATGTACTGGATAAAAGAAATAGTTGAACCATTTATATTGTTTGCCTCTTTCACCATTATAGGTTAGAGTCATGCCAAAACCTATAAATGAGTAAAGTTCTTTTATAATTGATATATATCCCAGGCCAGCACCAAGGAGAGGTTTATCATAGAATATATAAAAGAGATAGGCAACGACTATTGCGTGATAATCATAATCAAGACTTAGCTCCATAGATAGAAACCCAAAAAATGCTACAATCAGGATTGATAAAGCATACCAAGTATATTTATTGCTGATTTTATCTTTAAGAATGTCAATAATCCAAATTGTAACAAGGCATAGCGCTAAGGTAAACATTATATTGTTCCAATATGGAGAGAAACAAGTTTTTGATGTAAACAAATCAAAAGGCACTTCTGATATTACACCAAAAATTAAAAGCATAATCAGATATTTCATTCTGTTGCTAGTTTTGAAGAATCCCTCTACAAGAAAAAAAACAAACAGCGGGAATGCAATTCTGCCCAAAATAGAAAATAGATTGGACAAATGTAATAGAAAACCTTGCCCATTTAAATAAGGTGTTATTAAAGCGTTATTAACGTGATCTATTAGCATAGATGCAAATGCCAAATACTTTAGTTGTGATCCATTGAAGATCTGGAGCTTCTTTAATTTTGTCTGGTTGAACCTTGTATCCATAATAATCTCCATTCCGCCGCCAAGTCGGCGGCACAAATAGTAATGAAAGTCATTCAATTCTCCACGTTATTGATAAAATACTTCTTGAAGAAGCTACACTACAAAGCACGGGGAGGTGAGTCGTAAAGACTATCTTCGTTTTAGACAGCATACTAATCAGTGTAAGTCCCATTTTTCAAGCACAAATAAGTGGCTCTATAAGACCGTACAGTAAGAATTGTTTTAACTTCTCTGTTAAATGTGTGATGGAACAGTCAATGGCTTCTTTATCTTACTTACAGTGTACTATCGGTGCATTTATGACATTTACAGTTTTTCCGTCGATATTCATAGAAAATTCTCCAGTTTCCATGTCCATTGTGTTATGACATTTAATACATTTCATTGTAAATCATCCTTGAAAAATTCCGATTTGATTCTCCCATTATACCATCTCGCTACATCTCCTTCAACGTAAAACTCACCGTCCACAGCCCCTTATAACTGGTATCTTTCCTCAGCTTCGCCTTATACCCAGTCACATACATCTCCGCCAGTTTCAGTTCCGCTGTCTCCACATCAAAATACTGCACACTGATCTTATCCTTCTTCGCATACACCGCCAGCTTCTTAAGCCACTTCGCCGTAACAGAAAACGACACCGGAATGCTCACAACGCCATGCCGCACCACATCCCTCTGTGTCGTCCCTGCTTCCGTCTCACCGCCAGAATCCGCTTCCACATCCTCCAGCTCCACCTCATAAGAATCCGGAAGCGGCAGGTTCTCCCCGTCAAACACAAGATACTGAAAAAAAGCCATCCTATCTACCTCCGCTCCTCAGACTCATTCTCTGCTGTGCCGTCACGATCACCTCATCCAGCAGCTGGTTCCCCAGATAAACCGGAATCACCAGATCCCCCTGCTGTCCTTTCTGATCACCCAGCACATCCTTCAGCGCCGCCACAATACCGGCA